ACAGTGTTATACTTGCTGGTCTGTTGAAGGACAAGGACGACAAGAAGGCTTCATGAAATTTTATACTGGCTGTGCAATCAAAGGGAACAAGATTCTTGTTCGGGGCTATAGCAATGGAAAGCGGTTTACTGACAATGTTAACTTCAAGCCATCGCTATTCCTCAAGAGCGACGAGGACAGCCAGTATAAGACTCTTACTGGAGTCAATGTCAAGCGTATCAAGTTTGACAAGATCTATGATTGTCGTGAGTTTCTAGACCAATACCGCGAGTTGGAGGATTGCCCAATCTATGGGAACACAGATTTCATTACTCAGTATCTACTGGAGACTTATAAGGGTGAGGTGGACTATGATCTTCCCACCATCAAAGTAGCCTATTTCGACATTGAGTGTGAGAGTGAAGGCGGCTTCCCTGATCTAGATAATCCGAATGAACGGATCAATCTTATCACGGTGAGAATTTCTGGTTTGAACTATGTGATCGCCATGAAGCCCCTCAATCTTCCGGCTGGCTGTAAGTTCATTCTTGCTGCATCCGAGAAGGATCTCATTGAGAAGTTCTTCAAAGTCCTCAAGAAAGAAGATCCAGACATCCTTACTGGATGGAACATCAAGTTGTTCGATATCCCCTATATAATTGGTAGGGCACGACTGTTTTTTGATGAAAAGACAATCCAGAGTTGGCTTCCTTTTGAATTGCTGAAGGAGCGGATTACGAACATTGGTGGCAGGGATTTCAAGATCTTTGAAATGCCCGGTTACACCATTTTGGATTACATGGATCTTTACAAGAAGTTCTCTGGAACCAATCAAGAAAGTTACGCCCTGAACTTCATTGCAAAGGCGGAACTAGATGAGCAGAAATTGGATTATAGTGAATACGGTTCTCTTCGGGAGTTTTATACTAAAGACTTTCAGAGATTTGCGGAATATAATATCCAAGATACTGAACTGGTTGAGAGACTTGACAATAAGCTCAAGTTGATCGATCTTGCGGTGTCGATTGCGTATGAGGCCAAGATCACTTTTGATACGGTGTTCTTTGCCACACGCATCTGGGAAACCATCTGCTGCGACTATCTTTTGCAGAAGAAGATTGTTCCGCCCCTGAAGACTAAGTATGCCAAAGACGATCAGTTCGTCGGTGCGTATGTCAAAGAGGTAACGCCGGGACTGTACAAGAATGTAGTCAGTTTTGATGCTACCAGCCTGTATCCCAGCATCATCATGGGCTGGAACATTTCGCCTGAAACTTGCACAATAAAGAACTCTTCTCTGAATGCTGACGATTTCCTTCTTGGTAAGCGTAGTGACATTCCAGAGATGATTGAAGACGCAAAGACACGGAATTCGTGTCTGGCTTGCAATGGATCGTTCTTCACCAATGAGGTTCGTGGGTTCATTCCAACCTTGATTGAGATCACATTCAATCAGCGCCAAGAAGCTAAGAAGAAGATGATTCAACTTGAGAAGGAATATGAAGGCAACAAGAACAAAGATCTTATTCCCCGTATTGCTGCTCTGAAGATTCGTCAATCGGTCAAGAAGATTTTGGCAAACAGTCTGTATGGATGCTTGGGCAATCCCGCATTCACATATTCTTCACCTGAACTGGCAACCGCTGTTACCGTAACTGGTCAGGTTATCATCCGTTCTGCAGAGAATGAGATGAACAATTATATCAACAAGGTGATGAAGAGTCCTGAACCAAAGGATTATGTCATTGCCGTAGATACCGACTCGGTGTATCTGAATCTTGATGATATTATTACAAAAGTTTCTAGTAACAGCAAGATTCCAGACATTACATCATTTGTAAATGATATTTGCGAGAAGAACATCCAGCCACAGTTGACCAAGACTATGACTGAACTTTCTTCAAAGTTGAATTGCAGTCAAAACAAGATCTCATTCAAGCGTGAAGCCATCGCTTCGGCTGGGCTCTTTGTAGCCAAGAAGAGATATGCTCTGCTTGTCTATGATCTTGAAGGCGTTCGTTTTACCGAACCCAAACTTAAGATCATGGGTCTTGAGACTGCTCGTAGCAGCACTCCTGCAATCGTTCGTAATAAACTAAAAGATTCAATCAAGATCATCCTTACAAAAACTCCTGAGGAGTTGCGACACTTTGTGAATAAATTCTATGATGATTTTATGAAATTACCTTTGGAAGATGTCGCAGCTCCTCGGGGCGTTAAGGGACTGAATAAGTATAAGGATGTTACGGACATCTACAAGTCTGGAACTCCTATTGCAACAAAGGCAGCATTGCTGCATAATGACTACATAAAAAAGATTGGCATCGACAAGGAAGTTGCTGCAATCGGTGAAAACGACAAGATGAAGTTTGTGTTCCTAAAGGTTCCCAATCCCTATGGAAAGGGTGGCAAGGATGGAGTCATTGGATTCATCAATAAGCCACCTGCAAAGTTTAATCTAGAAAAATACATTGATCGTAAGAAACAATTTGAGAAAACATTCGGTGAACCTCTGGACAATATTCTTGAGGCAATCAACTGGACAATAAAAGAACAAGTGACACTTGAATCCTTCTTTGGGTGAGGTATAATATAACATGTCAAAATATCTTAAGAACTTAATTAGCAAGATTGATAATCCAGACGCAACTCTAGTATCAGAGGGAATCGACGGTGCGGATGTAACCGGATTCATTGATACTGGATCATACGCACTTAATGCCCTGCTGTCTGGTTCAATCTTTGGTGGATTACCAAACAATAAGATCTCTTGCTTGGCAGGAGATCCGGCAACAGGAAAGACCTTCTATGCCATTGGCATCGCAGGCCAGTTCCTAAAGGATCACAAGGACGGTGTTGTGATTTATTTTGATACCGAGCAGGCAGTGACATCAGATATGTTCACCGCCCGTGGAGTTGATCCTGAGCGCATTGCAGTCATTCCTGTTGCCACAATCGAAGAGTTTAAGACTCAATCTCTCAAGATTGTCAATGACATTCTTGAGCAGCCTGAGGACGAGCGCAAGCCAGTCTTCATGATTCTTGACTCACTTGGAATGTTGTCTACTCGCAAGGAGATGACAGATTCTGCTGAAGGCAAGGATGTCCGAGATATGACAAAGGCCCAGCAGACCAAGGCAACCTTCCGGGTTCTCACATTGAAACTTGGCAAGGCAAGGATTCCCATGCTTTTGACCAACCACACATACCAAGTCATCGGCGCTTATGTACCGACAAAGGAACTGGGTGGCGGTATTGGCTTGAAGTATGCAGCCAGCAACATTCTAACTCTGTCAAAGAGCAAGGATAAGAGTGATGAAGGCGTTGTTGGTAACTTTATTAAGTGCACCAACTACAAGAACCGATTCGTCAAGGAGAACATGCAGGTTGAAACCCGACTGAACTATACTTCGGGACTAAGCAGATATTATGGCCTGACTGATTTGGCCATGAAGTATAATATATTCAAGAAGGTATCGACTCGCGTTGAACTTCCTGATGGAACAAAAGTTTTTGAGAAGAACATTGATGATGAACCTGAAAAATATTTTACAAAAGATATCTTGGAAAAACTTGACAAAGAAATTCAGAAGGACTTTAAGTATGGACAAGGCAGTTGATTTTGACCTATTACCAGATGATACCACGGACTTGACAAATACTTGTCCGATTATCATCAAGAGTGGAAAATTTAAAGACATTGTTTATCGTTATGGAAAGATTTCATTTAAAGAACTAGAAGATGGTTCTCTGAATGTCAATATGGAAGTTGAAATGATTAAGGCTCCCGAAGATTTTAATCAACAAGATCCAGAATTTACTGAGACTGTTGGTAATATCTTTACAAAAATTATAGAAGATCAAGTTACAACACAAGAAAAAGATCTTGAAGCCGATGTTCATGAAGATCCTGTGGACAATACCTGAATAGGTGATATACTAACAACATGGAAACAGTAATTCTAAAGAACCTAGTCCTCAATGAGGACTATGCTCGCAAAGTCGTCCCATTCCTTCAGGAAGAATACTTTCATGATAAGGCCGAGAAGACGGTCTTCAACATTGTCAGTAAGTTTATTCTGAAGTACAACAACATCCCTACAAAGGATGCAGTTCATATTTCTCTGGAGAATGATTCTGCACTTTCTGAAGTTGAATTCAAGAAGTGTGTTTCAATTTCCGATGAGATGTACAAGCAAGGTGAAATGTCAGACACCATTTGGCTTGTGGAGAACACTGAAAAGTTTTGCAAAGAAAAGGCCATCTACAATGGTATCATGGAATCAATCGGTATCATTGAGGGCAAGGATAAAGAGAAGACACAGAATGCCATTCCTGAAATCATGTCAAAGGCGCTTTCTGTTTCATTTGATACTCGTGTCGGCCATGATTTTCTAGAGGATGTAGATGAGCGATATGAATATTACCACAGAGTTGAAGAAAAAGTCCCTTTTGATCTTGAGATGTTTAATCTCATTACTCGCGGCGGTGTTCGTAAAAAGACCCTTAATGTAGTCATGGCAGCTTCAGGCGTAGGTAAGAGTGCTTTCCTATGCCACCATGCGGCTGCGTGCTTGGCACAGAACTTGAATGTTCTTTACATCACGCTTGAGATGGCCGAAGAAGAAATTGCAAAGCGTATTGATGCAAACCTGCTCAATACGGACATGCATGACCTTGAGCGTATGCCTCTGACCCAATATGAGGGCAAGGTTGACACCCTAAGAAAGACTTGCCGTGGCAAACTTATCATCAAGGAATATCCTACCGCTGCCGCAAACGTAACCCACTTCCGTAATCTTATGGAAGAGTTGAAGATTAAGAAGAAGTTTGTTCCCGATGTAATCTTTGTTGATTACTTGAACATCTGCTCCTGCGCCCGCTTCAAGTTGGGCAATGGCATGAACAGTTATACCTACGTTAAAGGCATTGCAGAGGAGTTAAGAGGGCTTGCAAAGCAGTTCAATGTGCCTCTATGGACAGCCACTCAGGTCAATCGTGAAGGTGCAAAGAGCAGCGACATGGAGATGACAGATACCTCTGAAAGCTTTGGCCTACCCCAGACTGCCGATTTGTTCTTTGCTTTGATTGAGACTGATGAACTTGCCGAGGCAGGACAACTTATGGTCAAGCAATTGAAGAATCGTGGAAATGATACAACCAAAAATAAGAAGTTCTTGGTAGGAGTCAACAAGTCCAAGATGAAATTCTTTGATGTTGACAATGGAAACAATAACTTGGTAAATTCAAATAATACTGACGAAGAAGGTTTTGGTTCTGGTTTTGATGGAGCATCTTTTGATCCACAATTTGGAAAGAAGAAGAACAAAGTTGTCAGTTGGACATTTGAAGAGACTAAGTGATGAGTATATATATCGATAAGAAGTATGTGAATCTTTGTTCCGGTTCCCTTGAGAAGTTCAAGTGGAAGAAGGATAACCTAGCGACTTGCCGATGCTTCAAGTGCGGGGACTCAGTAAGGAACAAGACGAAGACAAGAGGTTACTTCTTCGAACACAAAGGAAGCTATGTTTACAAGTGTCATAATTGCGGATTTGCTTGTGGCGTATATGGTGTTCTTGAAAGTGTCTGCCCAAATCTCTGCAAAGAGTACACATTCGAGAACTTTAGAGAAAAAGAACCAGAAAGACCTGTTGAACAACCAAAACAACAAACTGAAAGTTTGTTTACCGATCTCGGCATTAGGCTTGACAGGCTAAACCCGGATCATAAGGCAGTAAAGTATGTTGAGTCTAGAGAAATTCCGAAAGAAAAATATAGCAACTTTTATTACTGCAGTGATTTTAGTAAGATCCTGCGAACTTTTGGCAAAGACGGCACAAAGGAAGATCGACTGGTTATTCCTTTCTACGATGAGGCCGGGGAGTTGCTGGGTGTCCAAGGGCGGTCGTTTAATGAGTGCAAAGATGCAATCCGCTATATCACGCTCAAACGACCGGGTTGCGAGAATCTTTGGTATAATCTAGACAAAGTAGATCCCCGTGAGACTGTATATGTCACAGAGGGCCCTATTGACTCCATGTTCATTCCAAATGCTGTTGCCATGCAAGGCGCAAAGTGGATGGATGAACTGCCAGAGAAGATCAAGAAGTCAAAGGTAGTATTCATCTTTGACAACGAACCAAGAAACCACGAGATCGTCAGCATCGTTGGCAAATACATCGATGCTGGAAGAGATGTGGTCGTTTGGCCCGAAGAGATAAATAAGAAAGATATCAATGATTTAGTTTTGGCTTATGGCATCTCCAAAACTGTGAGTCTAGTAATAAACAATGTTTATTCTGGACTAAAGGCGAAGATGCGTTATACTTATTGGAAGCGAGTTTAAATATGGAAAATAACGAAGAATTACCCGAAGACATGTCTGAAGAAATGCTAGACATGATCAGCAAGGCTTATATCAATTTTACTGGAAGATTCAGCGACTACATCAAGGAAATGGATCCAGAACTCTGGGCGCGTGCAAGAGCATATGCTGCAGACTATGTTGATGTTCCCGGTGTTACACTTGAAATTATTGATGAGGATGATGTGAATGACACAGACGACAACAAACACGGCGCAGATTAAGTATCCAGTTTTGGATCACGGCCATGTTGATTTGATTGATTACATGGGATCGGATCTCAGTGTTGTCAATGCTGCAAGAGTTTCATTTAATAAAGAAAGTTCTTGGGACAGTGATCATCATTGGACCGGAGCGCAAAAGAAGATTCTATCCGAGAAAGATCAGAAACTGATTTTTTATCTTGCAAAGCACAATCACTTCACTCCATTCTGTCACCCACAGGTCAGTCTACGTATCAAATGTCCGATCTTTGTTCGGGCACAGCTTGGTAAGCATCAGATTGGTCTAGTCATGAATGAAGTCAGCAGACGCTATGTTACATATGAGCCAGAGATCTATGTTCCTTTCTGGCGTTCGGCTCCGACCAATGGAGCAAAGCAAGGTAGCAGTGGTCCTATTGAGGATATGGACAAGTGCATTTCTTTCCGTCAAGAATATACGACGGTTTCAAATGAATGTTTAAAACTTTACAATGATCTAATAGGAGATGGCGTT